ATGATGTGTTCTTTTGGATTTAGAAGAACCTATCGTCAAATTAAGATTGCTAAAAAAATTCCAGATCAGATAGTAAATGTTTCATATACTGAAATGGAAAATGATAAACAACTTAAAGAACAATTGATTTTAAATGAAGGAACTCAACAACCATTTACTGTCTAAATATTTGTAGATGCTTTCCTACATGGAACTCTACAATTCTTCTGAAGATTATTTGTATCATCTACATACAACCTCTTCATCAGATGCAAAAAGAATGTGGAGAAAGTCTATAAAAGATGCTTGGGATAATAAATGTGCTTATTGTGGGTCAGATAAAACCATAACATTAGATCACATCATTCCACAATCAAAGGGTGGGTCAGACAATACTAAAAATGTACTTTGCTGCTGCAGATCGTGTAATAATTCAAAGGCACATATAGATTGGGAAACCTGGTATTACGATCAAGATTACTTTACGGAAGAACGATATAATACAATACTTGAGTGGATGAGACCTGATCCAAATCCGGATCTATACAAGTATGGATCAAGAAGAAACAATGCATCTTAGATCGGCAAGAATTCATAAATATAGATACAGCAAAAACTACACTAATGTCAGCAGCAGCACTCAATCTTACAATTGAGCAAGGAACAGATTTTGAAGTCAAATTTACCGTTAGAAATAAAAGCGGTGCTCCCTTGAACTTATTAAGTTATACTGCAACCAGCTCATTAAGAAAACATTATACTGCAACAACCTCATATCCATTTACTGTCACCTTTCTTGACAGAGCAAATGGAAGAATAGCACTGTCTATGACAGACACTGTGACTGCTACCCTCACTGAAGGAAGGCATGTTTATGATGTTGTTTTAACTTCCCCCGGTGGACTGAAAAGTAGAGCAATTCAGGGATCTGTAATTGTTTCTGCCGGAGTGAGTTGATGGCTGATTATATCATAACGATGGATGATGAGGATAATGAATATGATGTGAGGGCAGATACTGGCGTCCTCAAATATAATATTGGCGTTAGTTATGAGATTCCTACAAAGTCCACTCAGTATAGTAATCTATTATTAGATAATTTTTCTGCTTCCTTTAATGGATCAAATCGCACATTTCCTTTAAGGGTAAATGGTGAACCATATTTTCCATTAAACGATCAGCAACTTATCATATCAATTAATGATGTAGTTTTGAGTCCTGGAATTGATTATCAGGTAACTGGAAGTAACGTCTATTTTACATCGGCACCTACTTCAGGTCAGCAGTTCTTTGGTGTTGCGATGGCAACAACTGCGGATCTTACAAGAACAGTTAATTTTTTGGTTGATAATGGATCTGTGGATATTCCTCCTGGATCAAAAGGTCAACTTAAAATTGATGTTACTGGAACAATTGAATCCTGGATGGTAGTTTCTAAGGATACTGGATCAATTGTTTTTGATATTAAAAAATCTACTTATGATACTTACCCAACATTTACGTCTATCGTTGGTGCTGAATTCCCCAGACTAAATAATGAGATCAAGAGCAGAGATGAAAGTTTATCCACTTGGAATACAACAATCACTGCTGGAGATATTCTTGATTTTGTAGTTTTAAGTTGTACTGGGATTACGGACTGTTCTGTTTTTCTTAGATTGAGACTCTAATTCACCCAGTCTTAAAATTTATAAATAATAGAAGAAATATTTCGCTGCTGCCCCCACAGTTAAAAAGGAGATTTATAAATGGCACTTTTAGTTCATGATAACGGAGAACTTCAATCTTTACGTTATCTTGTAAATAGTCACAACATCGTTCCAAATAACTTAATCCTTAAGTTATACTCAAGTAACACTACTCCTATTGAGAGTGATGTTCCTTCACAGGTTAAGTATTATGAGCCATATGATTCAACGGGTCTTGTTGGATATGGCACTGCTCCTTCAACTGGATATCCTTCTATTATTGATAATAGAAATGATGAAACCTATTCAAGACAATATGGAATTCTTCTTGATGGTAGCAGATGGAATGTAAGAACTATTACAACTCCTATTAAGTCAACAACTGGCAGTGGCAACATCAACGAATATACCATCACTGTAGCATCAACCACTAACATTGCTGTAGGGCATTATGTTACTGGTGGTAGTGTTGGAACAAACGCAACGGTTGCTGCAATTGACGGTAGCACAATCATTCTTACAGTTAAGAATACTGCTAACTTCTCTAACCAAGCACTTGATTTTGGTGTTGGTACAACTACTGCATCATACCCAGAACAAGTATTCACTTTTACTTCTGCTGCAAATAACCAGTATGGTTATTACCTGGTAAGAGCAAACAATCTTCCTGTTGCAATTCACGGTGTTGCTGATGCAATCACTGTATCAACTGGATCTACAATCACCAAGCTTCAAGCAAGTGGTACTGTCGGTGTTTCTTCCGTTATTCTCTTTGAAGATAAGTACACTCCAACTTCAACTGGTATTACTTCAGCATTCAGCATCTTATCTTCAAACTTAACTGGAATTACTACAGGTCAAAGAGTAATCGGCGCAGGAATTGCAACTGCAGCAAGAGTTGTTGGAACCTCAGGTACTGATGTTGTTATTCTTGATAAGAAAAACACTGGTACAGTTACTGGCGTAACAACTTTCTTTGTGAATGTAACCGAGAACATCACTCTTGGAATGGGCGTTACTCACGGAACGGCAATTGGTGAAGTCAATGCTATTCCTACAGGAACAACGGTTACTGGTATTGATGAGTTGAGAAGAGTTGTTTATCTCAGCAATCCTCTTGCTAACAACATTCAGTCTGCTACTGGTAACACCATTTACTTCAACTTCAGTAGAGTGAATGCTACCAGTCATGGACTTGTTCCAGGTGATGTTGTTTATGTTGCTGCTGGTACTGGTAACACCACAACTACTTCATCTACATACACCGTATTTGAAACTCCAACCACATCTACATTTACAACCACACCTGCAATGACAGGTATCGGAAGTGCAAGCATCTACAGCAGCATCATGTTTGCTGAAAGATTCACGAACGGTCCTTACAACATTCAGAACAACGGAGACCAAATTAAAGTTACTCTGAATATCAGCCTAGACTGATTCTCAATTGAATTAAAACTACATAATGATTTTTTGGGGATTGCTTCGGCAGTCCCTTTTAACTATCTTTGTAGGGCTCTATGGCAACCTTTAGTTATACGGGAAATATAGAGTCTCTCACCTCCGGATCTATTGAGGAGAGAGGCACATTTTCGTATGACGATTCTGCTGTAGTTGGTTTAGATAGTGAAGATTATGGATCTATTACTGAAGCACATGTATATGACGATGATTTTGGTAATGTAACAGATTCTACAAATTATGCATATCAACGTATTGACTATGGATTCTTAACTCCAGATACTGTAATTAAACCATTTGGTAGTATTGGTAATATCACAGAGTTTGCTGACGTTGCCCTTGTAAGAAACAGTGTTGGTGGCGTTACTTTTGCAATGTTTGGCGCTGCCAAAATTTTCGTACTACCAATTCATATTGGTAGAGGTTCGTTCCTTGCAAGAGGTGATGCAGCAATTGCATTCTCCCCACAAGTTGTGGGTACAGGATCTCTTTTCACCTTCATTAGCACCACAATTGTTAATGCTCCGGAACAAAGAGGTGGCGGTCTTTTCAAACTTACCAGCACCACCTCCAATTCCTTCTCACCAGCTTCACATGTTGGATCTGGTTCTCTATTCGGTCTTTCAAGCACCACATACGCAGAATCTAATGCAGAAAAAACGGGGGTTACATCCCTCTTTAGATTCTCTGGTGGCAATTCAAAAGAAACTTCTGTCAACTCTTATGTTGGCAGAGGATCTCTATTCTCCTTTATCAGTCATACAGAATCTGTAGCATATAGTTATAACGAATCTTCTGTTGTATCTGTTGATTTTGATGACTATGGATTCATTACAGAATCTCCAGTTGTTGAAGATGATTATCTAACAATTGGTGATACTGCCCTGAATTATCCATGGCAGTTTGCTAATTATGGATATATTACTGATAATGAAACCAGACTTCCATTTGGAAGATTCCAGATCAAGTCTGATAGTGGAATTGTCAATTCACCATCTCCTGTATGTTCTGGAACCATTAAGGTTTATGGAGATGCAAAAGTATATGTACTGCCAATTCATATTGGTTCTGGTGCATTCCGACTTTATACTGCAACAATTCCAGCTTTCTCTCCGAAAGTTATTGGTAAAGGATCGCTATTTGGATTTGGTGGTGGCGCAGAGGCAACTGCTCCTCAGATTGCTACAACGACAGCTCTCTTCAGAGTTACTGGTCGTGCTGCAGAAGCAACTGTTCCAGCAACTCATGTTGGAACAGGAACTCTATTTGGTATTGTTGGAACAGCATATGCAACAGGATTTAATCCACCAGAATCTACTGCACTCTTTAAGATTACTGGTTCTGCTACTAACGAGCAGAGAGCATATGGATATAATGGTACTGGATCCCTCTTTACAATCAGTGGTCATGTTGAGAAGGTTTCTTATGCATATAACGAATCTTCTGTTGTTACTCCAGATTGTCTGGATTATGGATTCATTTCTGCCATCCCAGACGATGTTCCAGATCCTGAAGTAGATTGTGGTCTAATAACCGATCTTGATATTCGCTTACCATGGCAGAAACCTGATTATGGATATATCACCGACTTTGAAACCAGACTTCCATACGGAAGATTTGAAATTTCAAATGAAGCACAGACTCCATTATCTGTGGTTGCTATTGGGTCTGGTAGTATTAGAAATATTACTGGTGAAGCAAAAGTCTATGTTACACCAATTCACATTGGTAATGGTAGTCTACTTGTTTTAGGTGCTGTTGAAACTAAGTTCCAGATCCGCACATTTGGATCTGGCAAAATGTTTGGATTCGGTAGTGGTGCCGAAGTCCTTGGGTCCAATCCTCCAGATTCTACATTACTCTTCACGATTACTGGTGCTGCTACAAATATTCAGGCATCGTTTGCACACGAAGGTTCTGGAACCATCAATCTTGGCAAGAGTTCCCCAGGTCTTACTGGAGATGGATCTCGTGCGATTACGATCTTCAGACTCAAGCATTTTGGTTCTGGATCTCTGTTCGCATTTACTGGTTCCGCAGAGTCTACAACAAACAGACCTGTCAGAGGTATTGAGCTCTTCCGTTTCGTCGGTACTACAGCATATCAAAGGAACTTTAATTATAACCTTTCAGAATCTTCCTTTGGTACAGTTACCATTACTGGTGCAGCAACTAACGTTACGTTTAGTCATTATCAAGTTGGTTCTGGCGAACTCAAGGTTACTGGTTCTACAACACCAATCTTCAGACTCAAGCACATTGGTTCTGGACAATTCTCTGCGATTACTGGTTCTGCAGAAGTATTTGGTGCCAATCCTCAAGAAAGTACGGAACTCTTCAAGATCCATGGATCTTCCACATCTTCTGAAACAATTAGAGTTCCTGCGACAACAGTTGAAGCAAGACTGTTTGGTGCAGCAGTTGAGAAAAATACAGAATCTTACTCTGGTTCTGGATCTCTATTTACATTTACTGGATCTTCGGCAGTATTCAAGGCATCACCAGATACTTCTGGTCTCTTCAGATTTGTTGGCAATGCTGCAGAATCTGTTATTCCTGCGCCATATATTGGCACTGGATCCCTCTTTACCTTCATCAGCAAGACAGAGGCAACAACGTCTAAAGAACCTGCAAAAGGTCTCTTCAGAATTACTGGTGCTTCCACTAATGAACAGAGAGCATTTGGTTATAATGGTTCTGGTCGCATCTTTGGATTCTCTGGTTCTGCAGAAACAAGTGGATCCAATCCACCAGTATCTGGTCTATTCAAGGTTACTGGTTCTGCCTCTGAGAGTCAGACTGATATTCATATTGGATCAGGTTCCCTCTTTACATTCGTCAGCAAGACAGAATCTGTCAGCAATGCAGAGTCTACAAAGGGTCTCTTCAGAATTACCGGTTCTGTCAGAGTTTATCGCACCTTCCCCAATTACGATGGATCGGGTCGCATCTTTGGATTCTCTGGTTCTGCAGAATCTTCTGGAGCAAACCCACCAGTATCTGTTCTCTTCAAGATTGCAGGTTCTTCTCAAGAAAGAATATCCGACGCACACAAAGGAACAGGATCTCTCTTTACCTTCATCAGCAAGACAGAAGCAGTTGCTGCAAATCCTCCAGAGCAAACTGCACTCTTCAGAGTCAGTGGTTCTGCAAATGTATCTCGTGTATTCCCAACCTATGTTGGATCTGGTTCCCTCTTTACATTCATCAGCAAGACAGAATCCTTTGCTGTTGCTCCTCGTGCAGCATCAATATTCACATTCTCGGGTTCTGCAATCGAGAAGAATACCGAAGCTTACCGTGGAACGGGTACTTTCTCCACACTTTCTGGTGCTTCTCTATCTTTCCTCTATACTTACGAACTTACCAAAGTACTATTCCAGTTCAGCAGTGGAGCAGCAGAATCGTTCACACCAACAATGTATCGAGGATCAACACTTATTGACATTAATGGATCAGTTGTCAATGATAAGTATGTTGTTTATGTACCACCACGTCCAACCAGAATTTACGTCATATAATAAATAAAATTATAATAAACCCTGTGCAATGTCAAATACAAAAAGAGTACAACTAAGAAAGGGTACTGAGGTAGAACATTCCACCTTTACTGGTGCCACCGCTGAAGTAACTGTTGATACTACTAAGAAAGTAATTAGAGTTCATGATGGAACTACTATTGGTGGATTTGAAGTTTCTAAGGCAAGGTATACTGGAATTGCCGTAACTACAAATTTAAATGCAAATGTAAAGTATCTTGCTGATACTACTGGAGGAGAATTTACTGTAACTCTACCATCACTTGTAACTGTAGGAGATTATATAAAAATAATTGACTCCGAATCTTACTGGAGTATAAATAATCTTATAGTAAACTCCCAGCCAGGTCAGCAATTTAAAGATTTTGAAGGTCTTGTGGACTCCCCTTTGGTATGTGATGTTTCTGGTGCGTCAGTTGAGCTGGTTTGGGAAGGTTCTTACTGGAGGGTATTTGCATGACAATGTTTTTAAGTGGTATATCCGCTTCTTCTGCCGGAGGAAGCAAAACTGTTTCTCAATTAACAGATTTTTTCGTTCATGCATTACGTAGAGGTGGCGGATCTGCCACTGATTCGGATGATGGAATGCTTTGGTATACTAAAGTAAGGTCTACTGATTCCGCTGAAACTGCTGACTTCCATAGAACTGATGGAAGTCAATATCCTGGATTTCTTGATGGAGTTGATTATGTTGATGAAACAACGGAAGATAAAACATATAAGAATCACTCAGCAGATAAATATCAACAGTACAGATTTGATTTTAGAAATTTGACTTATTTTATTGATGATGATGGATATTTGGTTGCTCGCCTTGGCAGCAACTATGATCATAACACCGCAGGACCTAAGTAAGGAATTAAAACAAAATGGCTGATTTTAGACTAGGCAGATTAAAATTTAACTGGAGAGGTAACTGGGCACCAACTACTGCCTATGTTATTGATGATATAGTTAAATTTGGTGCTAACACGTATGTTTGTACCACGAATCATACCTCAGTATCATCAGAAACAACCTGGTATGCTACTGATCTTGCTAAGTGGTCTTTACATGTTGAAGGAATTACCAATAGAGGTGATTGGGCTCCTGCAACATATTATAAAATTAATGACTTAGTTAAGTACGGAAATACTCAATATAGAGTTACAACTGGATTTACCTCTGGCGGAACATTTAGTTCCTCTAACATGGTCCAGTATTTTGGTGGTTTTAACTTTGAGGCTAGTTGGAACTCAGGCACTGATTATCAAACAGGTGACGTTGTATCTTACGGTGGATACAACTACATTGCCAAGACGGTAAATACTAATAAAGCACCGAGTTCATATAAATCAGATTGGGATCCACTTACAAATGGATTTACATTTGTTGGTGCATGGAGCACTACTCGTTCATATATTCCTGGTGAAGTTGTAAGATTTGGTGGTTATTCATACGTTGCAAAAAATAATATTGGTGTTGCAGGAGCAGGAAAAACTACTAGTCCTGTTGCTGTTGGATATGGTACTCAGTGGGATCTGATTGTTAAAGGTTTTGATTGGAAGAGTGCATGGTCTTCCCTCACAACCTATGAATTAGGAGATACTGTTTCTAGAAATAGCAATAGCTATGTTAGCGTTGCTTCTACTAACTTTAACAATTCTCCTGAAACTGATGCCCTAGGTACATATTGGAATCCACTGACAGAAGGTTCAGCAACGAACGTTCTTTCTGCCACTGGCGATATGATCTATAAGAGTGGTGCAGGTGCTGCTGCTCTTACAATTGGTACTGCCGGTCAAGTACTTGGTGTTTCAACCACTGGTATTCCTAAGTGGTTAAATAACAACACTACTTACCCAGTCTTCTATGTTTCTGAGGAAGGTAACGATTTAAATGATGGTAAGAATATTAGCAATTCATTTGCTACTATTGCTCGTGCCGTTGGTGTTGCTACAACTGGTCCTGCTACAATTTATGTAAAAGCAGGAATCTATGAGGAACAACTGCCAATCATTGTTCCTGAAAATGTAACTGTTGTTGGTGATAACCTCAGAACTTCAACCATTACTCCTGCTACAGGCAATTCAAAAACCCAAATTCTGACAATTGATACTCCTTTTAGTGGTAATATTTCTTACGGAAGTACTATTGCTAATGGCGCAGGAACTAAGGTTGCTCGTGTCATGGAAGCAAACTACTTCCAGAATAAGATTGAGATTATGCAGGTGAGTGGTGGCGCATGGACCACTTCCGATACCTATGCTCCAAATGGTTCAGTAATTAGTGCAGTTGAAACTCGCACTAATGCTCAGACAACAATGTTCTACTTAAGCAGTGCTACGATGCTTAAGGATGTTCTATTGACAGGTCTGACTGGATTTGCTCCTGCAGGTGCAGTTCTGACACAGACTGGTACTATTTCGGGGACAATTCTTACTGCCTCTGGATTATATCCCGATCTTGTTGGAACAACTGTTTCCGGTTCTGGAGTTTCTGCTGGAAGCAAGGTTGTTAACTTTATTAGTACGACTCAAGTAGAAGTTGATATTTCTCAAACAGTTGGATCAACTCCTCTCACATTTACGGCATCTTCCAGTGATATGAATAATGCCACTGTTAAAGGTGTGTCTGTAAGACTGAATCCTTCTTCTCCAATTACCAAATCACCATACGTTTCAAACTGTTCTGCAATCACCACCGGCGGTGTTGGAGCAATTGTTGATGGTAAAACTCATGGTCAGTATGATGCTGGTCCTGTAAAATCTAACAAATCTATTGTTTTTGACTCTTGGACTAATATTAATGATGATGGTGTTGGATTCTGGGTAACAAATAATGGTGCAGCAGAACTGGTTTCTTGCTTCACTTATTATAATCATATTTCTTACACTTCAACTCGTGGTGGTAGAATTAGATCTCTTGCTGGTAACAGTTCTTGGGGTAACTATGGTATTGTTTCTTCTGGATATAATCAGTCAGAAGTACCTGCAACAGGTAAAGTTGAAGGACTTACCTTAAAGTATAATGTTGAGACTATAACTTCACCTGGATTCGTTCAGTATGAGAGAGTTCGTGGTGCCACATCAGGTGCTATTGGTATTATTAATTCGGTTCAAACTTCGAGTGCTACAATCTATTATACTCTTGTTACCAAAGGTCCAAACGTTGGAATCAGCTCTGGATTCCTTCAAAATGAAGTAATTCGTGGTTTGACTAGTGGTACAACTGCTAACCTGACAAATAATACTGATGCTAGCAGAGGTCAAAAAGGATTTACTTTGATTACATCAGGACTTACTACCTCTCAGGTATATGAAGGTGGTAGTGTGGAATTTGTTACAGGTAATGGATATGGTGGTACTTTATCTGGTATTGGAACTACAATTACTGGTGCAGATCCTTTCTCTTATGTTATCCAGTCAACTTCTTATACTGGTCCAGATGGTAGAGGTTCAATTGACATTCAGAGAGGTCAATTAACTACAGTTGCTGCAGGTCATACTGGTGGCATTAAGGTTATGAAGAACCTGCCATTTACTGCAAATACAACAACACTTTCGGGTGCAGTTGGTGCTGGTGATACTGCAATTCCAGTATCTTCTACGGGTGGATTCCAGCAAGGTGGTTATATTCTTTCTCCAAGTGGAGAATTGATGCTTATCAATAGTTTCACTGGTGGAACCCAGATTAATGTTACCAGAGCATCCGAAGGAACATCTGCTTCTGGTGTGTCTGCAGGTGCTGCAATCACTGCTATTGGATTCCCAAATACATTGGCTCCAGAAACACTGAAGGACTTTACAGGTATCTCTACACAAATGAGAGTTACCTCAACTTCAGGATTCACGACTACCAATTTTGTAAGAATTGATAATGAAATTGTAAGAATATCTGCAATTCTTCCTGATACCACTGGTATTTTGATTTCTATTCTTGCTGACGAAAAACCAAATTATGCATTTGACGAACAGACCTTGAAAATTAGATATCTGTATTCACAGGTTCGTTTAACAGGTCACGATTTCCTACAAATTGGTACTGGTAATAAGACAAATACTAACTGGCCTTCTACGCCACTGTCTAATCCTATTCCTTCAAGAGAAGTTAATGAGAGCTATCCTGGTCGTGTTTACTACGTATCCACCGATCAAAATGGTAACTTCCGTGTTGGTAAGTACTTCCGCGTTAACCAGGCAACTGGTAGCGCAACTCTGAATGCTTCTGCGTTCGACTTGTCAGGTCTTACCTCCTTGAGACTGGGTTCTATTGGTGCTCAGTTGGGTGCTCAAATTAATGAATTCTCTGTTGACGGAACTCTGTCACAGAATAGTAATGAGAAGGTTGCCACTCAGGCAGCAGTCAAGACTTATGTTGATACTTCAATTCTTAAGTCCAGACCATTCGCATACTGGTTAGCATCTTCTTGAGCTAATTTTGTCTATCTTATAAATAAACATATAAATGATTTTAACTTAAAATTGGGGGAGTTAAATGGCTTCTGGAGTATTAGGGCAAGTATCTCTTGCATCTACAACAAACACAACAGTATATACGGTGCCTTCCAGCACAATTTCTTATGTAAACGTTAACGTTTCCAATAGAAATGCTTCTGACGTTGCAGTGCGTGTAGCACTTGCTGCTACTACAGCGCCTACAAACGCTGAGTATATCGAGTATGAATCCTTCATTGCACCTAATGGTGTTTTGGAAAGAACAGGATTGGTTCTCGAAGCTGGTAGAAGAGTTATCGCATATTCAAACTCAACAAACGTAAGCGTTAACGTTTACGGTGTCGAACAATCAGTATAAGGAGTAATTAACGAAAATGGGACGCTTTATTTCCGCTTCTACTTTTACCTCAGAAATTGTAAACGTATCTTCTACGCCTTACACTGCTGCTGCTGGTAAAACCTATCTTGTAAATACAACATCTGCGCCAATCACTCTGAATATTCCTTCAGGAAGTGATGCAAATGTTGGAGACAGAATTGCAATCGTTGATCCTGCTGGTAACTGGGCAACTAATAATGTAACCGTAGGCATTAACACTCTTACAACAAAGATTGCTAACCTGAACGAAAACCTTGTTCTTAACGTACCTAACAACTCAGTAGAACTTCTTTATAGTGGAACTACTTTTGGGTGGGTTCTCCTTAATACTTGATTCTTATAGTGAAGAAAATGCTATACACAGGAGTAACCGATGGCTAATTTAAGAGATTTAATTGATTATACAAACAAAGCAGGTATTCAGACATCCCAATCATTGGGAGCAGTAGTTGCACCTCCAGCATCTCCAAATGCTGGTATTGCTGCCACTGCATTTGCTCCAAGTTTTCCCGGATCTGCATATAAGCAGATTAAGTATCGTGGCAATCATTGCTGTGGTGCATATTCTTGCTATTGGGAATGTTTTATGTGGAGACCTCCTATGGGGACCACATTCCTTAAGTTTGAAATCTGGGGCGGCGGCGGCAGTGGTGCTGGTGGATGCTGTTGTGGATGGGGAACTCCTGGTGGGTCTGGCGCATATGCATATAAGTGTATTTGTAGTGCAACTGATTTAGGTGGTTGTGTTTATGAATTCTGTATTGCAGGATCATCTTGTATGCCACCAGATGTCTATGGAGTTAAGGGATATAAAACTTTTGCCGTTGGATATGGATTAGATAATTTCTGTGCCGAAGGAGGACTTGGTGGGAACTGGAATTGTCAATATTCCCCTCCATGGACTATGACATGTTTTTGTGATTATCCAGTAATATGTGGAGATGGAGCAAGACTTAATACCAATGCTTATTGTACTGCCACTAATGGAGTATTCCTTAATGTATGTGATTGTCTGACTCCAGGGCAATTGTACGGAACTGGTATGATTAGTCCATATGACATGTATGATAATTGCCGTTTCTCTTGTGGTAGACTGGGAACTGGATATTATGATTTAGTTGGTGCTGGAAATACATTTGGATCTGGTGGCAAAAGAGTTAGACAAAATCATACTTTAAATCCTTGCTATGGTGGTGTTTGTTATATTTGTACGTTCTGTGCTCCATATTTTGGTGCAGATGGAGGTTCTCGTGGAATTCCTGGTGGTCTTGGATCTCCTTGCAACCATGATGCAAGTGATTATTGTATGATTCAACAATATTTGCCTTATCCTGGCGGATTAATTAATACTCGTGGTGGATGGGTAACTCAGAGAACCTGTGGAATTCTTCAATGTAGTGCAGTATATAATGCTCTACCTGGAGAATACTTTGGATATACTTCAACCACAGATAGTGACGGTTATGGTGCAATTCCTGGAATGGGTGGAAGATCTACTTTTGCTTATTGTGGTTATTGTTATTGTGGTGGCCCTGGATCTGGCGGGCAACTTATCATTACTTACGGTTAAGGAGAAGAACAATGTCAGATTTAAGAAAACTTTTAAATACAGAAAACCAATCTGAACTTCAAAAACGTACTTGTGGATTTCAGTCCACACAGTGGGGAAGTGGTTGGGGCAATGTTCTTCTTGATGGATTCACTAATTATTATCCAGGATATTGCTGGACGGATAATTGTGATAGTAATTATCGTCAATGGTGTCCTGGTTTTTGTGTAATTCCTGGAGTAACCACCGTCCAGTTTGAAATCTGGGGTGGTGGTGGAAGTGGTGCCGGTGCCTGCTGCTGCCAACAAGGTTCTCCAGGGGGATCTGGTGCATATGCAATGAAGACTCTTTGTGCTAGCGATCTTGGAGTTGATACTCTTGGTGGTATGTGCTATTTGCTTTTTATTGCACCTCCTACTTGTTGTTCTGCTTGTTGTGTGGGACTTCAGGGGTGTAAATCTTATATTACTGGTTGTGGTCTCTCTAACTTCTGTGCTGACGGAGGAATGCCAGGAAGAACTTGTTGCTATATCTTCCATGATTCTCATGGAGCAAACTTAACTGGAACATGGGGACCTGGAGGAACTGGTAAGAGTGCATGGAACTCTGCTGGATGCTATACTCTTGATCCAGTTTCCGGAACCTGTTATGCTTGTGATTGTGCCTGTTACTATGGTGCAGACTTTGGTGTTGCAGGTAGACCTGGTTGGTTCCGTGTAGATTGTATCTGCGGTAACAATTGCTTTATAAGAACTGGTCTTGCACAGCCGGGTGGATTTAGAGACAAATGCGTTAGATATGTTATTCATAGAAATGAAGGCAATGCTTGTGGAAATCAAAGAAATTCTTGTGTAATGGGTGAGTGGTCTGGTGGAGTTCAATGTGGTAATGGTATGAGAGGGCAAGGAGCTCCATCTGCAACATCATGTGCTGGTGGTTGCTGCTACGGATGGAGGGGCAGCGCAGGTCTCATTAGAATTACCTACAGATAAATACTAATACAGGGATATTTAAGAAATGGCAAACCTTAGGACTTTATTAGGAACATCGGATACTAATTTTACCGGTATTCATTCTGGTGGCATTGGTAGACTGAGAGAAGGTCAAGTAACCTACTTCATGGCTCATATGTGTGGTAATTGTAACTCATATGAGTTGACATGTTGCCAAGCTCCTGCTGGTGACTATACATCGGGTTACAATAACTTTAGTTACTGCTGCTGGAAAGTTCCTTCCTATCCTGGTGTAGGAACAACCGTAATCACCTTCGAAATCTGGGGTGGCGGTGGTGGTGGCGCAGGCGCTTGCTGCTGTGCTTATGGTATTCCTGGTGGATCTGGTGCATATGCATATAAGTCGGTCATTGGAGTCACATCTGGAACTGTCTATAACTTCTGCATTGGATCCCCTGCTTGCAGAACGTCAGATCCAGCAGGAACTGATGGTTGTAAGACATATGTAACTGGTATTGGACTAACTAACTTCTGTGCTAATGGTGGGTTCAAAGGTTGCAGTTACTGCTCTTGCTGCTTAACTGGTGCGGGATTATGCCACTTTAAGACAGCAATTGGCAATACCGATAGACCAGTTGATGGTTATGGTGGATATCAAGATGTTGTTGGTTTAAATACGTCTTGTGTTGGATGCTGTGCTTTATACTACGGTGCTGATGGTGGCGCTGTTGGTGTTCCTGGTGCATATCAATTAAACTGTACCATGACTAGACTATGGAATAAGTTCTTTATCCCATTTCCTGGTGGACTTGTAAATCAGAAAGGTGGACATGTTGTTTGGCAACAATGTGATAATTCGACTTGTGGATTTAATGCTCAGTGTAATGCAGCAGCCCAACTTGGATTTGGCGGGCAATCGGAACTTAATTATGTTCCTGGTTTGGGTGGTCCTTCTGCTGTTGTTTGTGCTGGTGGTTGCTGCTGTGGAACTCAGGGATGGGCTGGTGCGGTTCGTGTAACCGTTCGCTACGTCTAATCGTCTTTAATAAATATTCTAAATTAGGGGTTACTATTTAAAATGGCTATTATCAAAAAGAAATTTACTTATGATTTACCAGATGAATATCTGGCACAAACAAAAGATCTTGGTTTGAAAGGTGAGTGGGACTATGAAGGTCCTGATAAAATCTACGTTCATGTGAGTAAGGCAACAAATCTCATGATATATCATTGTGGTTGTCAGATGCATGATGATAGCAGAACTCAGGAAGAAAACGACCATTCTATGGACGTTTATACTGGACTTGATGCCTATCATGCTCCAATTGAGTTTGATAAAGATCCTGTCTTACTTTCTTGCTTCTTCCCTAAGATTGCTAGTGATATGCATCAAAAGGAATATAAGCATCCTGTAACTGGAGAGGTTTTTTACAGCAGACCGGATCCAATTATGCCAGATCATACTATTCAACTTGATCAGGTTGAGTATGATCTTGAAAAAAAAGAATGGAAACCATATCCAATGAGACAACCTCATATTATAAGAGAGGATTTTGAGGCAGCCCATCGTACTATTTTAGCAAATCATACTGCAACCGAAACAGAAAACTTTACTTCATCGCAAAAGAAAAAGTGGTCTGATTTCATTAAGGAATTTGAAAATGTTCCTACAAAGTTTGCTGATTATATGGATACACCTTGGATGGTTCCATTTCCAATAGATCCAAGAATGGATGAAAAGTGGGGAGTTGAAAATGATGGATTGATTCCCGAAACAGAAATTACTTCAAATCCTGATGCTGGCGAAATTGCACCTTTAGAACTTCCATTTGAAGATAATAGAGGATATGATTATGATGCACTTGCTGAAGCAGAATTAACTGAGGAGCAAAAGATGGCACCTGAACCTCCTGATGAGTTTAAGATTTCCTGATAGAGCGTAGATAATACTACCGAGGGGGTCAGAAATGACCCCCTTTACTTTTGCTAAATAGCAACGTATAATTAAAACATTATCCCCTTTGAGGCGAGTATGAGACCAAAAGCATTTTTTGTGAATGGCGGAGCGGGGCGTGTAGTTTGCTCTATTCCAGCATTTGAAAAATATCAAGAAGAAAATCCTGATGAAGATTTCCTGATTGTCTGTGAAGGCGGAACAGATTTCTTTAAAGGTCATGCAACACTTTATCCAAGAGTTTACGATCATTGGCATAAAAATCTCTTCAGGGATAAACTGAAGGATATGGATATTGTAACGACAGAACCATATAGAATCTGGGAATACTATAATCAAAAGTGTAATCTGTCCCAGGCTTTTGATATTCAAATCAACGGTAAAGGTATTAGAGAACTTCCAAAACCAACCATTAAACTTTCCAGACAAGAATATATTAGTGGTAAGTTTGTCTTAGAAGATGTAAGACAAAAAACGAAAAAAGATAAGATAGTTATTTTTCAACCATTTGGTCGTGGAACTCAAGTGATGGGTAATTTTATCACTGATTCCAGTGGTAGAAGTTTTGAAATGGCGAATGTAGTTGGACTTGTTAAAAAATTGCAGAGAAAGTATGCTGTGATTTATATGGGAGAAATTGAAATTGATTTCCAAAAAGAAGGATGCAAAGATCCTGTTGCTACTCCAAGAGGCATTGATTTGAGAGCATGGGCTGGTATTATTGGTGAGTCTGATCTTTTCCTTGGATGTGATTCTGTAGGACAACATCTTGCATATTCCCTGGATATTCCTTCGGTAGTCGTAGTGGGTGCTACATGTAAAGAAAATATTTCTTATCCAAATTGTGATAAGTTTGAAGTTCTTGATATGGGTGAGGGTCTGAGAATCTATGATCCTATTCGCATTACAATGGATGAGGTAACTCAACGTGTTAATGATGGAATCATGGCAATGAATGATAAGATTGAAGATGTTATCATTCAATCTATCGACAAATTGATGAACAAATATTATGTCAAGAAGAATGAAAATATTGTTCTTCCAACGATGGATCAACAGCAACAATCTTGCGGTATGCCTCCAGCAGCGCCAGTTGGTAGTTTGACCGGAGCACCAGCACCAGAAGTTGTACTTTCTTCAAATAAGCAAAGAAAGAGTGCTATTGACGAATTGATGTCCGAGGCAGTAAAATCTTCTAATGGTACTAAAAAGTCAACAGGATTTCTTGATACGATTCAAAAATAATTAAAGGTAATTTTATATGACGATTATTGCATCAATTGCCCGTGGTCACAACGGGAGCACAACTTTAATGAAGGATGGTGAGATCATCTTTTATCTTGAGGAAGAACGCCTTTCTAAGATGAAGTATGATGGGTCACCTCTTCTTGGTCTGGCAAAAGTATTTGACTATGTAGATCATATCGATCACCTTGTAGTTTGCCATACTCATCGTCATGGTCCTCAATTAGATTGGACTGGTGAAGATCTATATCATGGTTGGGTGAGGAAACTTGCTAAGAAAAAGTTTGATTTTAAAGTTCATTTTATTGATCTAATTCACCATGAAATGCACTCTGCATGTGGTTTTTATAACTCAGGTTTTGAAACTGCCGCATGTGTAATTGCAGATGGTGCAGGTAGTTTCCTTCAGTATGAAAATATTGATGAGGTTCTGTTTGAATTTGAAACTATCTTCAAGGCTTCTTATCCCAAAACTTTTGATGTAGTTTATAAGCATATTGGTACTAAAGCAGCAATTGGTTGCAACCAACTTGATGCTGGAGTATTTGTTACTGAGTATCCTGGTCATACAAAAATGTATGAGGCAGTAACAGAGTATTGTGGTTTCCCTGCGATTGAGGCAGGTAAACTGATGGGTCTTGCTCCTTATGGTAAACCAAATGAAGACCTTCCTAAGTTCTTCAGTAATGGTTGGGGAAATCGTGAGTTGATTATTCCCACATATCCAAATGCTGCTAAGATTAATGTTGGCAGATATCCTATTCTTATTAAGGATGTTGAGAATCATCAAGAAGGTCAGTATACTGATATTCAAAAGGATATGGCATATGCGATTCAGGAAGCAACTGAGAATCGTATGATCGAACTGATCCGCAAGGCTCATGAAGAAACTGGTGAAACAAACATCGTTATTTGTGGTGGTTATGGACTGAACTGTGTTGCAAACTATAAGTATCTTCAGGCATTCCCCGATCTGAATATCTATTGTGAACCAATTTCTCATGATGGCGGCACTTCAATCGGGGGTGCTAACTACATCTGGCACGATGTTTCTGCTAAGAAAGAGGTTAAGAAGCAAGCATCTGTTTACTACGGTCCTCAGTACGATCCTACTACATACGAAGATGCTCTTAATGGACTTGAAGTAACTGATACTTCTTATGATGAAGTTGCAAAACTGATTCGTGAAGGCAATATTGTTACCATATATCAGGGTCGCTCAGAAGGTGGTCCTCGTGCTCTGGGTAATCGTTCTATTCTCTTTGATCCTACCATTAAGGATGGCAAGGACATTGTGAATGCGGTCAAGCATCGTGAATGGTTCCGTCCTTTTGCTTGTTCTATTAAGCAAGATAAAGTTAATGATTGGTTTGATCTGGCTGGTCGTGATGAAACTCCTCACATGATGTATGCTGTCAAGTGTCATTCTGGAGTTGAAGAAAAGATTCCTTCAGTGATTCACGTTGATGGAACCTGCCGCATTCAGACAGTAACTACAGAACAGAACGAGCACTACTATAATCTGATTGATGCCTTTGAGGAACTGAGTGAAGTTCCCATTCTGTTTAATACAAGCTTCAATCTTGGTGGAGATCCTCTGGTTGAAACTGTTGAAGATGGTGTTAATACCTTGAAGAGGTGTGATATTGAGTATATGTATCTTCCTGAAATTCAGAAACTTGTTTATATTCCTAACGAATGAAAAAAGTTTTTGTAAATGGCACTTTTGATTTACTTCATTCGGGTCATATACATCTCCTAAACTATGCAAAAAGTTTAGGAGACTTTTTGTATGTGGCAATTGATACTGATGAAAGGGTCAGAGAAAAGAAGGGTTCATCAAGACCAGTTTATAGTTTAGAAGAAAGAATCTTTCATTTACAAAATCTTAAACCCGTAGATGTGGTTCTTTCTTTTGGAACTGACGAACAGTTAGAAGATCTTGTAAAAATTACAAAACCTGATATAATGGTTGTAGGATCTGATTGGAAAGGGAAACCTATTATTGGTTCCCAGTACGCTAAAAAATTTGTATTTTTTGATCGAATAGAAGAATATGCCTCAACAAAAACAATACAAAGTATTATTGATCGGAGATAGTTGTGAGGACGAATACATCTATGGAAAGTGTGAGCGTCTAAGTCCTGAAGCTCCAGTACCTGTAATGAAGTTTTCAAAGACAGAAGTGAAGGCAGGTATGGCAGGTAATGTATGCCTCAATCTTCAGGCATTTGATATGCATATTACTTTTCTTACAAATTCTGAGAAGATTGTAAAGACACGGATGATTGATGAAAAATCTAATCAACAACTTCTTCGTGTGGATGTTGAAGATACTGTGAAACCTCTTCACCTACCAGTGTCAACAGATAGCTTTGATGCTGTTGTTATTTCTGATTATAACAAAGGATATGTGACGGATAAAAAGTTGTTTGAAATTGTGAGTGAATGCAAAGTTCCTATTTTTATTGATAGTAAAAAGCAATATCTACCAAACAAGAAAAATTGCTTTGTAAAAATTAATGATATTGAATATTCTAAATTGAGTCAAGATTGTCAAATAGATAATCTAATAGTAACCAAGGGTGGTGAGGGATGCCTATATAATAACACTTTGTATCCTGCAGAAAAAGTAAAGGTATATGATGTAGCAGGTGCTGGTGATACCTTCCTTGCTGCTTTAGTTTATGGGTATCTTCATTATGATAACATTGAAAAATCAATTATACTTGCAAACAAGGCAGCCGCAACCGCAGTTCAAAATCAGGGAACTTATGTATTAACGGAGGATGATGTGAATGGATTCTTGCAAGATTAAGATGGTCCCCAAGGGATGGGGATTTGAGAAATGGATTGTAAATAATGAAGAGTATTGTGGAAAACTTCTTTACTTTGTGAAGGGCGGTAAATGCTCTTTCCATTATCACATTTTAAAGGATGAAACTTTCTATATTCAAAGTGGAAAGATTCTTCTTAAGTATAGTACTTCTGATAGTATTGAAGAATCTCAAGAAATAATCCTCTCCCAAGGTGATAGGTTTCACGTTGAGAGAGGATTGAGACATCAAATGATTGCTCTGGAAGATACTGAGATGTTTGAGTTCTCAACAAAGCATTATGATAGTGATAGTATTAGGGTTATTCCTGGAGATACTGTTTGACAGTTTTAAATTTGTAATCACCCAACCAATTCATATCAGCACAAGTATATGATTGGTATTTGCCAATTAAATGATCTGGAAAGGGAATGGTATTGATTTTACCATTCTCTTTTTTTGTAACCAATTCTGCTACCTCTTGAAATGATATTGGATTTGCTGTGCCAATATCATAGATACCACTTGGAGCATCGTTATTTAAAACAATATCCACTACGTCATCAACGCAAACAAAGTCACGAAGAAACTTATCAGATCCATCAAAAAGATTCAGTTCTCCAGTTTCCCTGATTTGTTTTGTAAACTTACTAATAGGACTGGCCTGATCGCCTTTATGATCTTCTCCATTACCATAGACATTAAAGTACCTGAATCCTTGAATCAAAGGAAACTTATTAATGTTATCTAATACACAATAATCTACTTGCAGTTTTGAAATTGCATACTGATTCAAGGGATTAATTTGCCCTTGAGTATTTCCATATACTGAAGCAGATGATGCATACTTAAATGGAATTTGATATTCCATTGCATACTCTAAAAGAAACAATGTGAATGCAACATTGTTGTGGTATATGGTGCGAATATTTTTTTCGGTTGTAGATGAGATGGCACCTTGATGAAGAATGAGTTCTACTTTATCCCACTCATCAAAGTCTCTAAGAAACCTGAAGGCATCATCTTTTTCAATTAAAATCACATCTTTATCTTCCAATTTCTTTAAAAAATTTTGTCCGATAAATCCAGCGTGTCCTGTTAATACAATCATAGGGAATGATAAATAGTTAAAATTTATAATTATAGGTTCATGGCATTTGGCCTGCTCGCTTCAACTATACCGATTATAAACAAGGATACATCACTGTATACTTCTTCGGTCGGTAATTTGGTTGGAGGTAAAATTTCCATATCCCATAAAAATTATAATCCTGTCAAGGTTCGTGTTGCGATCTCCACGAATGGTGTAGATCAGGACTACTTACATTATAACAGGATTATCAATTATGGGGAAACTTTTGAAACTGACACTATTTATTTTGGCAACGGACAAAGAATTCTTGTCAGATCAACTGATCCTGATACCAACTTTGTTTTGTATGGAGAGACTTCAACTGATTCTACAAACTCTGGATTTTTATCTTCGGTTCAAACTGCAGGTAAAACTGAGTTAGTATTATATACTGCTCCTGTTGGATATAATGTTACTGCTACAGTTGTTGCATGTAATCTTAATTCTGTTCCTGCTGTAGCAAGACTTGGAATTACAACAAATTCTTTGGTTGGATTTACTACATCTCAGTTTCTTGAGTATGATGCTTCCATAGAACCAGGGCAAACTTATGTCAGAAAGGATCTTAAATTATCGCCAGGTCAGACATTAGTTTGTTCCTCAAGCGATTATTCTTATGTGAACTACGTTGTTTATGGCATCAAATCGCCAACGATTGCTCCAGTAGTTGATGCAACTTTTGCAACATTAACTGCCAATAAATTGGTAATTCAGAATGGTGGTGTTGTTACTGGGGTTTTGACAGCAACATCATTTGATGGTGCTGTAGACGCTGCAAATCTAAGTGGACAGATTTCTACATCTGTAACTGGAGCAAACATTGTAATCCAAAGCAAATACCTTTCAGTTGGCACTGCAACAACAGTAAACTTTAATAGTAATATTTCTGCTGCAAATATTAATGGATCAGCAGTAGTTGATCTTGACCCCAATATTAGCATTACTTCCGCATCTATTTCTGGACCTTTAAGTGTTGGGTCCACTATTGATGCTCTAAATAATAAAGTTGTTAACGTAGGAACTGCAACATCAAATTATGATGCTGCAAACAAAAAGTATGTAGACTCTAGAGCGTCTGCATTTGCTATTGCACTATCTTAATAGAATCATTAGGAGATAAATTTAAATGGCTAAAAGACAGATTAGGGATTATGTTTTTACTCCTGGTGTATCTGGAGTTGGTAATATTAAAATACTGGATAAAATTCAGTTGAATCAGATTCTTCTGATTACAAATACAACTTCTAATGATATTCTATATAATTTTTCTGATCCTACAAATAAGGTTTCAGTGTCCTTTACTGATTCTTATGATGCTGCGTTTCCGTATGCATCATCAGCATCAAATGGCGTTACAACTATTATATTTTTATTTGACACTCGTAGTTACAGTTCCACAGATTCTATATCAATCTTTGTTGAATCTTTAGAACAAAGAATGAGACCTTATGATTTCGGTACTGATGCTATCGAAAGAATGAGGGTTGCAACTCCGCAATCCATGATTGATGCTGACTTTGAGTATGGTTTGCAACCAACGAAATGGCAAACTATAGATTTATTGCGTAATTATCCAAGCATATATGAAATTGCTGGATCTGATATCTCACTCTCTTCAGTTGTAACTGATGCAAGTTTTTCTACAGGGGGAATTGGATATTCTCTCATTAGTGTTACTTCAATTGAGACTCATGGATTAAGTGTAGGATCTCCTTTTCGTATTACTGGATTGAATCCTGCAACTACTGGAGCTCCCAGAGCAGAAGGTTCATTTATTGTTGAAAGTATTATAAGCTCAAATACTTTTACATATTTTGCTAAGGGTAAGGTAGGTCTAAACCAGGGAGATTCCTTATTATCAACATATACTCAATTCAGAAAAGCAGGATTCTATACATCTGCAAGTATTGGAAACCCAACATATAGTGTGCTTTCAAATATAAGTAGCGGAACTTTCAATACAAAATTTACTACAGCAACCGCATCACCAAGAATTGCTTATAGTGGAGTAATTCCTGTAGGAGTAGGATTTGCAGTAACTATTTCCAATGTTCCTACAGGCACTCAGATCACTGGTATTTCATCAACATCTGCAACAACTACTTTTGCTGATGATGTAGCACCTCCAACAAATACAATTAAAGTTACCAGCACGAATAATATTCAGGTTGGATCAGCAGTTGATGACGGCACAAATACTGCAACATTCGTTACAAATATTGATGGAAATATTCTAACGCTATCTCGTCCATACACAGTATCTGCTGTTGGTGCTGCATCTACACTTGGTATTGTCACAACAACAGGAAGTAATTTTGGTCTTGGATCTGGTGCAATATTTAATGTAAATCGCACAAACGGAAGATACACTCCATCAATTGTAAATGCTGGAGTTGGGTATACTGTAAATGACAGAGTAATTGTACCTGGATCTTCTCTTGATGGAGCATCTCCAACCAATAATCTTGCAATTAAGATCCAAGGAGTTAGTCAAGTTGGAGGGATTACAACATTTACTACAGCAAAATATTTTGCTCCATATGGTGAAGCAGCAATATCTCAAAATCAATATAAATTTAACACATCTTCTCTTCTTTTGAATACAACTTCTGGAGGAGCGGATTATATTAGATCTAATTCAAATCCAGACTTTTTAATTGGAACTAACGATTTTACGGTAGAATTTTGGATATATCGTAACCGACTTGGTGTAACTGAAACGATTTTTGATATGAGGAATTTCCTCACTGAATATTCACCAGTATTAAAAATTACGTCAAACAATACTCTTGCATATTATTTGAATGGAGTAACTGTAATCAATAGTTCTAATACTGTTCTTACTGGTTCTTGGAATCATATTGCACTTTCCAGAACAAGTAATGTTACAAGATTGTATATTAACGGAACTCAAGAGAGTTCTAATCTGGCAGACTCTTCAAATTATCCTGAAAGAGGTATCACTATCGGTGCTTCATATACTGGAACTGAAGGATCTTATTGCTATATTGATGACTTTAGATTAACGATTGGATATTCAAGATATACTGGATCATCTTTCTCAATTCCAACATCACCATTTGTTACTGATGTATATACCAGAGCTCTTCTTCATTTTAATGGTAGGGGTGGAGACACTGATTTTGCAGATGAAACATATGGAACAGCAATTTCAAATACCCAAACATTCTATAACACAACTGGAGTTACAACTGGTTCTGGATATGGGGCAGTATTTGATGTAATTAGAGTCGGTGGTGCTACAACAGTATATACTGTCAATTTTACCGGAGAAAATAATTCTACTGGACTTAATTATTCGGTTTCTGATATCATTTTAATTGATGGATCTTTGGTTGGTGGAAATTCAGTCACCAATGATTTAACAATTACGGTGGATAATATAGATATTGATGGTGCAATTGTTGGATTCACTCCAATCGGAATCTCTTCAAGTGGCAACTTAACATACTCAAATAGATCTGTCGTTAGTTCTGGATCAAGTGCAACTGTTAATATTTCAAAGGCAACTGGATCTTATGCAGTATCCATTGCAAATTCTGGATCTGGATATTATCCTGGATATATCCTTAAAGTTCCTGGAACATCTCTTGGAGGAACTTCTCCAACAAACGATTTAAATGTCACTGTTGTATCTGTAAATTTAGATTCCCCAGTTGTTGGTACAATTTCTTCCATATCCTATTCAGGAACGGCTACTCCAGGAACAGCAGTTACTTTCTTCCCTTCAATCAGTCTTTCTGAAATTTCCACTGGTGTCATTTCTGATAATACAACAGCACAATATAGTTCACTTGCAAGAATTCGAGTTCAATTCGATACTAATCATGGATTGGTTCCAGGATCTCCAGTTCTTTCATCAATTGTTTCTGCGGGAGTTGGGCATAGTTTAGCATCTGGACCTTTCATAATTGATTCTGTTCCGGCACTAAATCAAATTGTTTTCACCGCAAAACGACCTGGAACTATTGTTTCTTCTGGACTTGCAGGAACTGTTTATCCAAGACCTGATTGTTATTACATCCATAGACCATTTGATGGTGGGGTTCAATTGGGCACTGGTGGTCCTGCTCATGGAGCTCAAGCAGTTCGTCAATCTAAAAAATATATTCGTTATCAATCTGGTAAGGGTATCATGTATACCACTGGTGCTCTCTTTGCACCATCATATGACCTTAGATCTGTAACTTCATCTGGAATTTCTACTGGTAGTGTAATTACTTGTATTACTGATGATACAGAGCACGGGTTACAAGCAGGTGCTGAAATTCAATTGAGTGGTTTGGAAACTTCTGGGTATACTGGAACATATACTGTGAATAGCATTGTTAATGAATATACCTTTACAGTCCTTTCAAGAGGAACTCTGGGATCAACGACTCCAGTATTGGGAAGACCTCCTCAAATTTCTCTTTATAAGTGGAAGGGTGCTACTGTAAGGGCAGGTGCATTTGATGATCAGAATGGTATCTTCTGGCAATATGATGGGGTAAATCTGGCTGTAGGAATGAGATCTGCAACTTTCCAACTTGCCGGAACAATTTCTGCTGACCCAGATTCAAATTCAATTACTGGTGTTAATACAAGATTTGTAGATCAGTTAGTAATTGGTGATAGAATAGTAATTAGAGGAATGACACATGTTGTCACTTCGATTACAAATAGTACTGCAATTACTGTCAACCCAGACTATAGGGGAGTAAGTTCAATTACTGGGGCAAAGGCTTCTCTGGTAAGAGATACGATTATCCCTCAAAGTCAGTGGAACCTTGATCGTGCAGATGGAACTGGAAAAAGTGGATATGAAATTCAAATTAATAAGATGCAGATGATTGGATTCCAGTACACTTGGTATGGTGCTGGATTTATTGACTGGATGCTTCGTGGTCCTGATGGAAATTATTTGTTTATCCATAGACTGAAAAATAATAATAGAAATACTGAAGCATATATGAGATCTGGAAACCTTCCAGTTCGTTATGAAGTTATTAATGAAGGTGCAAAATCCAAAATAACTTCGGATATTTCTTCTTCAGCGTCTACAATGACTCTTGAAGATGCTACTCTATATCCATCCTCAGGAACTCTATATTTGGATAATGAAATAGTCAATTACACAACAAAGACTGGAAATATTTTAGGTGGATTGACAAGAGGAGCAATATTCTCAAATTATTCTGGTGGATCTACAAGAACTTATACTGCTGGAACTGCAGCAGGGCATAATTCGGGAACTGGTGCTATTTTGATTGCAAATACAGCAACTCCTGTTATTAGTCACTGGGGTTCTGCGTTCCTTACAGATGGAATGTTTGATACTGACCGTGGATATGTATTTAACTATCAGTATGTTGGTGGCACAATTACTACAGTAAAATCAACTGCTTTCTTGATTCGTCTTGCACCTACAGTTTCAAACGCTATTATTGGTGACCTTGGACAAAGAGAATTGATTAACCGAGCACAGTTGCTTCTCAAATCTCTGGAATTCACTCCAACTAGTGGTGCTTCTTCTCAGGCAGTTGTTATTGAAGGTGTATTGAATCCATCAAATTATCCAACAAATCCATCAACAGTCAATTGGTTCGGTCTGAGTTCTCAAGGTGCAGGGGGTCAACCCTCATTTGCACAAATTGCTAACGCATCTAACATCACCTGGGCTGGTGGAGCAGCATCTTATACTGCATCAACATCTGTAACTCAAAACTACTTTACTCAGTATCAAATTTTTGACAAAACTGCAACTGCAAACGTTCGTATTGGTCACTTCGTTTCTGGTACTGGGGTCCCTGGTGGTACGCGAGTTATTAACATTTTCCAATATGATGCAAATAACAACTACATTCAGTTCTCAAACTCTGTTAACTCAGGATCTGCTGGTTCAATTAGTTATACCTTTACTGCAAACACTCTGTCTGCTGCACCTGGAGAAACTGTTTTCTCTTTCGTAGGTACTGCTGTTGACAAATCAACTATTGATCTTGCTGAACTTAAGGAATTGAACAACACTCCTATTGGTGGTAGAGGAACATTCCCTAATGGACCTGACGTTCTTGCAATTAACGTTTACCTCACAACAGGATCTAATATCGGCGGAAACTTTGTTCTCCGCTGGTCAGAAGCACAGGCATAATATTTGACGTACTGTGTTAGAATAAATATCTTCCAGTACGTCACTTATTGAAATGAGATTTACCGTTTACTCTAAGAATGGATGCCCTTATTGCACCAAGATCGAACAGGTGTTACAGTTAGCAAACTTAGAACACCAAGTTTATAAACTTGATGAAGACTTCAACCGATTCGAGTTCTATAATGCATTTGGTGATGGGTCTACATTCCCTCAAGTTGTTTTAAACGATCAGGAGAATTTGGGTGGATGTAGTGATACTGTTAAGTACCTGCAAGAACAAAATCTCGTCTGATTAAAAATTAAGAAATTGTCCTTATACAAGGGTATGTGTGGAAATATAGTCATGCCAGAAAGACAGGAAGAAAAATCAAAATCTGAATACAACATCAATCGAGGATTTGAATTGATGCTAAGAAAGGCATCTAAAGAGAAAAAAGAAATAAACCATCCAAAAAAATTTCAAATTAAATTTGGTAAAATCTTTTCTTTTTTAGACGTAGAATTTTCTTTTAATTTTGATTTATACTTAGACTTTAAGAAAAGTTCAGATCAAATAAAAAGGTAGAAATATATCTCTCAGAAAAATCTGAATCAAAGTATGCCTTTAGAATTCCATAAGCTGGATCTGTGACTGCCAGATGAGTATCATATCCTTTGTGAAGGGAATATGAAGACATTGTTTGTGAAGATTCTTTGAGGCAAGATTTAAACCGGTTTAAATATGCATCAACAACTTTTAAATAGTCTTCATAAAAATCTGTTTCTTTCCTTTTAATCCAAAACTTTTTAGAAAAATACTTATCTAAATCGTATATTTTGGAGACATCCATATCCCGGTTTGGCAAGTCGCCAAGATATTTTTGAATATATTTTCTATTGTATTCCTCATCCATTTTAAGAGGATGAAGATCAACAGCACCAAAGAATTTTTTATTGCTCATTTTTAAATATTCTGTTCCCAGAATAGGAGTTTCGTAGCAAAATTCTGGATAGATAACCAAAGTTTCTGCGGAAAATTTATTTTTAATATTTAATTCGCATAATCTAATTTTTCTTATCCGATCACTCTTCCAAGTATAAGATTTGATAATTGCATTATTCTTAACAACTTCTTCTTTTAACCATGATGGCAGTTGAAGCGACTCCGCATCTGGAAATATTTCAAGTATCTTATCCTTTAGTTTCATAATAAGATCTCATTGACATTATTTATTTTGTGGATTAGGATGATATCTAAATAAATCAGGTATGAGGGAGAAAAACGCCAAACGCATTACGTTTGTCCGATGTTATCTCTCTTTAAACGGGAGATGCCGAAATAAAAGTAACTCTCGGAGAAAAGAAGATGTTAGCAGTAACTCTCACCATCACGACATTAATTTCAATAATGTTCTTTTTTATTGGGGGTATGGTAGGATGGTTGGCCAAGCAGCATTTCTATGAAAGAAGTTATATTGCTTCCATGCATCCAGAAATGTTTGACGAAAATGGGAACGTAATTCCCGATGAAATAATAGCAGTACGATTTGAAAACGATTATGACTACGACGACGAAGACGACGAAGAAGACAATCGAAAAACCAATTGAGACTCTTCCCACTAATCCCTTTATTTTTGAAATTTTAGAACTTGCTTCTAAACAAAGATCAAATGCCAAAAAGGTTGAAGTTCTAAAGACCTACGAACATGATTCTTTGAAGACCATTTTTGTCTGGAACTTTGACGAAAGTGTTGTTTCACTTCTTCCTAAAGGTGAAGTACCTTATGGCGATGCAAAAGATCAGAATGTTTATTCAGGAACTTTGTCAGAGAATCTCTCTAGAGAAGCTGATGGTGGAGAATCTGCAACTACTCAGGATTTGATGGGTAGAGGACGTACCTCTCTTCGTAGAGAGTATACAAACCTCTACCATTATGTTAAGGGTGGTAATAATACCCTCAATACAATTCGTAGAGAGATGATGTTTATTAATCTCTTACAGGGACTTCATCCAAAAGAAGCAGAAATTATCTGCTTAATTAAGGATGGAAAACTTTCCGATAAGTATAAGATTACTTTTGAAAATGTTAAGGAGGCTTATCCCGAAATCATTTGGGGGGGTCGTTCTTAATGTGTATAGTTCACATTGAAAATTGTGATGAAAATGCCCCCAAGGATAAATCATTACCAGTAAATTCTTATCTTGTAACCTATCATCTTGATGGGAAAAAAATCTGCGACATTGTTATTTGTCATAAAAGAGCAGATGTTTTTGACATGTATTGGGATAAGTATCGCAAAGATCTTAAGAGCATTGAATGGACTGATGGAACAGTCAGTGCTAGACTATGGGGACACAAAGCAAAGGAAAGTAAGAAGAAGAGATGAGTGAAGGTTTTACTGATGGAAAGGCAAAGGTCAACGTAAATGTTGACGAACTTACAAAAATTATAAAAAAATATAAAAAATTGAATAAATACAAAAAGTCTAATCTCTTCGTAGTGAAGACTATTGATGGCACTGAAGACATTATTAGTTCATTACTTAAAGAATCAGAGGAGAATCCTATAGACTAATGGGTAAACACTATCTACTAAACCTTTACGGTTGCTCGTTTGTCCTTTTGGATGACGAGCGTTGCCTTATAGACTTACTGGAAAACGCAGCAATTGCAAGTGGTGCTACTGTCATTCAGACTATCTCTAAGAAGTTTGAACCACAAGGAGTTACTGTAATTTGCTTGCTTTCTGAAAGTCACATTAGCATTCATACCTGGCCTGAGGAAGGTAAGGCATCAGTAGATGTGTATACCTGTGGCGATTGCAATCCAAAGATTGGTTGTGATATAATCGTCCAGCAACTCTATGCAACAGATCACACTCTGAGTTACATAGAACGGTAATTGGAGAGGGTTGACACCCTCTCTTTTTTTATGTAAAATAATTGGAGATATTATTACCCTATGGATAAAGAAAAACTTAAGTTGATTGTAAAAAACTTAGAGTCTTTAGTGCAATGCCTAAAGTCGGAAATTTATTCTGATGTGGAGTCATACAAACCTCCACAATATGAGGCAGTTTCTCAGCACCTTACAGATTACGACGAAATTTTTGAAGATGACGATGGATACCCAGACTAATATGAAACCCGAAGTTAAACTGATTAGCGTTACTCCAGACGCAGAGAAGCACATGGCATATTGTGCTCGTGTAAGTAATCCAAATAACCAAGAGAATAATAACTTCTCTGGACTCCTCAAGTATTGTATCAAGCATCATCACTGGTCTATTTTTGAGCAGGCAAGTATGACGGTGGAGATTAATACGACTCGTGGTATTGCCGCACAAATTTTGCGTCATAGGAGTTTCACATTCCAAGAGTTCTCTCAAAGATATGCAGATACAAATCTCTTGACTTCTACGATTCCTCTTCCGGACCTTCGTAGGCAGGATACAAAGAACCGTCAGAACTCCACAGATGACCTTGGAGACTATCTAAAACTGACATTGCTGGAGGATATCCGAATTCACTTTGCTGCCTCTCAGAGTCTCTACAATCGCCTTTTAGAGCACGGAGTAGCAAAGGAGTGTGCAAGGTTCGTATTGCCCTTAGCAACGCCCACACGACTCTATATGACTGGCTCAGTAAGGTCATGGATACATTATATTGATTTACGTTCTGCACACGGAACTCAGAAAGAGCATATGGATATTGCAGAGGCAGTTCGTTGTATCTTTACTTGTCAGTTTCCTGCAGTATCTGCTGCTCTTGAATGGACTCGTGAAGGGTGTTCAGAATGTATGGATGCGCCATCCATCTGTATTGAATAAATATTTTCATACACAATGGAGGTGTAATTTGCCCACATATCCTGTTATTAATGGAAAGACTGGCGAGACTCGGGAGTTAGTGATGCCAGTTTCTGAGTATACTGATTGGCGTGAAAAAAATCCCGACTGGGATAAAGATTGGTCTAAGGGTTGTGCCGGGGTTGGTGAGGTTGGCGACTGGCAAAACAAACTAGTTTCAAAACATCCCGGCTGGAATGATGTTCTTCGCCAGGCATCAAAGGCACCAGGTTCAAGAGTAAAACCTATCTAAACCAACATGGCAACTAGAAAGAGCAATCAAAAAAATCCTGTTCCGTTTGGAATGGGTAACAGGCAAATGAAAAGGAAGAAGCCTATTAACACTGAGATTATGAGGGAGATTGAACCTCTCACAAAAAATCAGGAAAAGTTATTCAATTGCTATAAATCCCAACAAAATCTTGTTGCATATGGATGTGCTGGTACAGGTAAAACCTTTATCACACTTTATAATGCACTGAGAGATGTTCTGGACGAAAAGACTCCATATGAAAAAATTTATATTGTTCGTTCTTTGGTTGCAACTCGTGAAATCGGTTTTCTTCCTGGTGATCATGAAGACAAATCTTCCCTTTATCAAATTCCCTATAAGAATATGGTGAAGTATATGTTTGAGTTGCCCTCAGAGTCTGATTTTGAAATGCTCTATGGCAATCTCAAAACTCAAGGAACAATTAGTTTCTGGAGTACTTCATTCATTCGTGGAACAACTCTTGATAAATCAATTATTGTTGTTGATGAATTTCAGAACTTGAATTTTCATGAACTTGATAGTATAATTACAAGAGTTGGTGAAGATTCTAAGATTATGTTCTGTGGCGATGCTACACAATCAGACTTAGTTAAAACTAATGAAAAGAATGGTATTATTGATTTTATGAAAGTTCTTCGTGTAATGCCTTCTATTGATATTATTGAATTTGGAGTTGACGATATTGTTCGCTCCGGATTGGTTAAAGAATACATTGTTGCTAAAATGGAAGTTGGTGTATGAGTTTTATTCATCATAATTTTTTAGGTGAGCTTGAATTAGAGAAGAAAGAAACTAATGGCATCCGTCTCTATAACCTTCCAAATGGAGACTGGGTGCCTTCTATTACTTCTGTGACAAGTTTCTATAATCGTCAAATCTTTGTGGATTGGCGAAAGCGTGTTGGACTTGAAGAAGCAAATAAGATTACTCGTATTGCGACTGCACGGGGTACTGACTATCACCAAGTCTGTCAAGATTATTTGGAAAATAAAGAACTGGATTGGAATAATTACCAACCAGCAAGCAAATACATGTTTCTTCATGCGAAGGAATATCTTGACAAGATAAATAATATTCATGCGATTGAGAGAACTCTGTATTCAGAATATCTGGGACTGGCAGGTAGAGTTGATTGTATCGCAGAATATGAAGGAGAGTTGGCAGTCATAGACTTTAAGACATCTGGTAAAATCAAACCAGAAAAGTGGTTGGAAAACTACTTCGTGCAGGAAATGTTTTATGCTTCTGCGTATTATGAACTCACTCAAATTCCTGTCGTAAAACTTATCACTATCATGGTAACTCCTGCAGGAGAAGTTAAGGTATTTGACAAAAGAAACAAAGGCGATTATATTAAGTTATTAGTTCGTTATATTAAAGAATTTGTACATCACAATACTGGGACAGAGAATGGAGAATGAATTAGAAAAGGTACTGGAAAGTAAATTTTTCTGTCCTGCTCGTTTTGCACAAGAAATTGAAACTCTTGTGCAAATGAATGAGGATATGAATTATATTGACGCAATTGTGTATTTTTGCGAACAGAATAGTATTGATGTGGAATCAATACCAAAATTAATTTCCAAACCATTAAAAGAAAAGATTAAGTACGAAGCAATGGAACTTAACTTTCTGAAGAAGACTTCCCGTGCCAAATTAGTCTTTTAATTCCATTTTAGGGGACAAAATTTCCCCGGCAAAAAATCCCTATATTACTTTTTTTGATGATGCCGTTTGATTCCTATAAATGCTATCTTTCTCTAAAAAATCATTTTACGAAAGAATCCTATGATTATCACAAGTACTGTGGTAAGAGTCGTGCAACCGTACAATCTTTCTACAAACGCAAAGATAGATTTTGGTTTGAGAAAGTAGTAAGGCAAAAGACTGATAAGGAAGTGGTAGACTTTTTTGTTGCCAATTTTGTTTCCTGTAGTGATCCCCAATCACTATGGATTGGTGAGATTATGAAGGAAGGTGAAACAAGATATAAAGAGTGGCAAAAAAAGGTTCAGTCACTCTCCTATCTGTTTAAGGAAGAATCGGAACAAATGTTGTCTTCAAACAACTTGGAGCAGTTATTTGATTGTTCAAGGCAACATCCACCTATTCTTAAAATGTTCTTGAGTGCGAAAATTAGCCTTGAAACATTGGTAATCTATGATAAAATATTCATGTACGGGAATAATTTTGATAAAAAACTGAAGGACCCTGTATGGGAAACCGTCAGTATGAAAATCAAAAAATATAGTCCGTTTCTAAATATTGATGTACTTAAATTTCGTAAAATTTTGAAAAAAATTATTCTTGAGGATTCATGAGTTTTTTTAGTTCCAACATCGTTCGTGCAGAGATGACTGAAATCTCTGAACTGCAGGAAGAAATCTACAAAAATGTATTTAAATTTCCTACAATGACGAAGGAAGATAAAATTTGTCATGTTGATCTTTTGGATAAACTTCTTAATAAGCAAAAAGTTCTATATACTCGTTTAAGTCTATCTGATGACCCAGAAGCACAGAGCATGAAAGAAAAAATTTCAAGTTCGGCTGCGATGATGGGTCTTTCTGCTGATACGGATATGAACGTCATATTCAATAATATGTCAAAAATGCTTTCCGTGATGCGCTACCAGATTGACAAAAACGATTCTAACGAGTAGAATAAGTAAGTACACAAAAGCCAAATCTAACTAATCCGAGGTAAAAATGTCATTTGAAAATCTTAAAAAGCAATCCAGCATTGGTTCTCTCACTGCCAAACTGGTAAAGGAAGTAGAGAAGATGAGTACCACATCTGGTGGTGCTGATGAGCGTCTCTGGAAACCAGAGATGGATAAGACTGGTAACGGGTTCGCAGTCATTCGTTTCCTGCCCGCTCCTGAAGGAGAAGAACTTCCCTGGGCAAAGATGTACTCACACGCATTTCAAGGTCCTGGTGGATGGTACATTGAGAACTCACTGACTACGATTGGTGGTAAGGATCCTCTTGGTGAGTACAATCGTGAACTGTGGAATACTGGCACGGAAGCAAATAAGGAAACTGTTCGTAAGCAGAAGCGTAAGTTGTCCTACTATTCCAACATTTATGTTGTGAAGGATCCTACTAATCCTGCAAACGAAGGTAAGGTTTTCTTGTTCAAGTATGGTAAGAAGATCTTTGATAAGATCATGGAAGCCATGCAACCTGAATTTGAAGATGAAACTCCTATCAATCCTTTTGACTTCTGGCAAGGTGCAAACTTCAAGTTGAAGATTGTGAAGAAGGATGGTTACTGGAACTATGACAAGTCTGAGTTTGATCGTCAAGGTCCTCTTCTTGCTGATGATGATGCAATGGAAGCAATCTGGAAGAAAGAGTATTCTCTTACTGCTGTGACTGCTCCCGATCAATTCAAGTCTTATGAAGATCTTGAGCGTCGTCTCAAGAGTGTTCTGGGTCAGAAGAGTGCTGCTCGTGCAGTTGCAGAGCAAGAGGAAGTTTATGAGTCTTATACTCAAGC